TCAAAACATGTAAAGCCTTGCAAGCCATTGTGAGGCCTTATGTGTCTCAGTTTTGTCCCACCTTGTATTATGACTTGCATAGCCAATGAAGATAAAGGTGACGACAAACAGCGCAGCAGTCTTCTTTTCTTTCACACTTTCCCCAATCAGCATACATACCTTCTACCATAACTGTAGTGAATGTCTGTTATGAGCGAGAAGCGGAAGTTCGTAATTATTATCAGTACAGTGCACCACTAATTATTTTCACACTGAAAGCATTAAGGTGTGAAGAGGGTTTTTATGCTTGATTTAATTATAAAATTGCAGGAAAGTGACCTTGTATCAGCTGATGATGAGTGAGTAAAAAATGTGGGAAGATAAGTATATTTGTCATAAATGCGTGAACGATAAATATGTCATGCAGCATATAATAAAAACTGGAAATAATTTTCAGATTTGCTCTTACTGCAAAAGGAAGCGTAAAAACATCCACCTCAAATATATTCTCAAGATGATGAATGAGGTTTTTGAGTACTACTATGATATATATGAGGATATCTATGATTCCGGGCGCGGTGATAGCGCGCAGGATGTCATCTACGGAGAACTGGGCGTCGAATGGGACGTAGCTGAAGATATTTATGAATTTCTTTGTGATGAATATAATCCGCATAACGATTATGACTACATCCGGTATAATGACGGGTTTCTTTATCGGCACATAAATCACTATAGCGGAGAGCTTGCGCATACCTGGAGTAAAGCCACTGACTCCCTTATGAAAGAAACACGATATTTTAACCGTGAAGTTAATGATTTCCTAGATTCACTTTTCAGTGATATCGATAAACTAAAAAACAGAGACAGTAATTCACCGATAAAAACTCTGACTGATGAGGTTCATCTTTTTCGTGCAAGGGTTTTTGAGGACCAAGAGGAAGTAAAGCAAGCCTTGGAGCATCCCGAGAAAAATTTTGGACCTCCCCCAACAACTTTGGCTCGCTCGGGCCGTATGAACGCACAGGGGATTTCAGTATTTTACGGTGCAACCTCAGTGAATTTGGCAATTGCTGAAGTAAGGCCGCCCGTCGGCAGTATTGTAGTAACGGCCTGTTTTGTACCGTTACGCGAGCTAAAAGTGCTGGACATTTCTGCCCTTGACTCGATTAGTTTCGGCTCAGGTAGTAAATTTGATCCTCAGACTCGCAAAACCAGTGAGCGCGCGATTTTTTTCAGTACGCTTTCCCGTAAGTTGACGCTTCCTACTTTTGGAAAAAGGCAGGACAGTGATTACCTCATCACCCAAGTGGTTGCCGATTACCTAGGTGACCGAAATAAATTTAAGCTTGATGGTGTCAGCTTTAAATCTACCCAGGTAGATGCCAACGGTGAGGATGCTGAGACAGGATATAATGTCGTTCTGTTTAATAAGTCTTCCGGCGTCAGGCATGCCGCAGATAAATCTCGCCGATATAATGTTGAGATGTATGAACACATCGAAGATGACCAGTATGCTTTTGTTCCGGAAATTCAGTTGATAGTTGAGGAACAAATAAAACCGAGACATATGGGTTCATTTTCATCCTCGCATGACAAAAATGATGCACTACTGTTGAAAACCAACAGTATGACTTATCATAAAATTACTGGTGTAAAATACCAAACAAGTGAGACGGAGATTCATCAGGGAGATAGCGTTCGAAAACAAGAGCCACCTCAGAAATTCGATGACCTGATTGACTTCTGATCATCCGTTATATCAGGGTAAACTATTATTAAAGATGATGTGAGGGCAGTTAAGGAAGGAATTCACCCGGTATCGCGTTACTGGCGTCCCTTGATACCAAGCGGGCAGATTGCTGAACAGACACGTCTGTTTGAGCGAGGAGTTGGCTTTGTAGAATGCTTCAAGAGATAAAAACGCCTTATTTACGCAACTTGCTGCGAAAGGACCATGGCTTTGCTAGCTTCGGCACAGAGCGGACTGTCAGATTAGGCTTTACTCTGTGCCATAGATATGTAAGCTCACACCAGAGCTCATACAACTTCTTGCGGCATTTCCGGCCATTCAGGATTTGCAGGATCCACACGACTGACCAGAACGCTGTAGCGTTCCCATGCCTCCAGTCGACTGCGCTCCTCATCTGTTGCCATATTCAGCCTGACAGCGCGCTCCAGCGGCAAAATCACGGATTCAGCATCTGCTAGAAGTCTGGCTTTCCGATAGCCCATTTAAAGGATAACTTCCAAAGCAGTGGCAACTAACACTATTTATATCATGAGCAAGGCTTTTCCAGTTTTCATGCTCTCAGGGCATAAAAGTATCAACTATTTCTAATCCATACCGATACTAACAAAAATACCACCATAAAATATAATTAAGAAAATGTTAAGGATCTACATGAAAAGCTATTTAAAAGGTGTTTGGGAATACTTCGCGAGTCACATGTTGTTTATGTATCTCGGCTCAGTCTCTTTTGCATGGATTGATATCTGGTTTTTTAAAAAAATTGAACCATCAACAATTACTGCAACAGTTTCAACAATAACACTTGGACTAGCGATTTATGCATTAACAAGGGTAAATGAATGGATTAAAAACAAAAAATCAGAAAAGGCTTTCGAGAGAACTACATTGTTCATCGACAGCATGTTTCGATCAAAGGACTTAAATCATCAATGTTATCAATCACTTATTTCTATACAGCCAAGAATAAAAAGTGAGAACCCCATACTCTACAAGCATCTCACTACAAGTGGGAGGGAGTTACTTTCTGAGTCAAAAGATTTACGATTCGAATTAGTTGCAATTCGGGATAGTTTTGGTTTGTGGAAAATCAAACCTAATCATTCAGACCTTCTAAATAATCTCATCACCACCTACACTGCTCTTGTTGCACAATTTAATATCATTTATATTTTAATTGATGAATTAGAGCGTGGTGAAATGGTAGTTTCTGAGTCATCATGGGATAGTTATATCGGAATGATGGCAAGCGCTTATTCAAATTACCATGATCAGTTCGAAATATTCAAAGGTTGTAGCTACAATGAACTTTTTAAAATAATTAAATAATAATTGTCGTGTATTGCGATCATATCACCAGCGATACCCATGACATTATGGTGACCTGCTCTCCATTGATTAACACATTGTGATGTCAGTAACGTCCGCTCCTGACACAGAGCGGACGATATCACTGAGCTGAAGGTCCGCTGAGAGCGAGGAGCAGAAGTTATATTAAAAATTAATTAGCACGTTGATTTAATCACCATGAAGGATAATTAGGTTTTTTTCCTCTTAAAAGAGATACTTTGTCAATTATCTCAACAGAAGCAGTTCTATAATCCTCCTGCTGAAGTAGGTGAACTGCATAATCTCTCAATTCTTGCAAAGTGGAAAAGCCGTTACTTTCGATGAGTATTATAATTATCTTAATATACTTAAAGATTTGTTCAGAGGATTCGTTCGCGTTGACGTTAAGTTCGTAAAAATCTTTACCATCATGAACAAGCTTGTTTCTTACGTCAGTATATAACTCGTCATAAACTTCTAGGTTTTTCTTAAATTTGATTAGTGAGTTATTACATGTAAGTGCTGCAATGTAGGTCCTTTGCTTCCATCCTTTCCAATTTGGGTCAATATTAGCAAGACCATCAAGTGCAAAGACTAGGTTTAGAAATTGTGATTCCGCGCCAATTGAATAAAAAGATTGCCTACATGCCCTAACTACGGAGCTAACTAATTTTGAAAGTTCATTTTCAACGACTCCATCGTAGATAGAAGATAAATATTGCAACCCAGGGTAATACAAGCTGTCAACCTGAGGGCCTAGCCAATTATTACTCACAGCAAGGGGTCTTGATATTCCACTTATCTTAATTGGTTTAAGATGAGTCCTCTCACGAGGAATGATTTCTACATCATAAAATCCGTCAGAGCGTTGACCTGCAGGATTAGGGGTATATTCCATACGTGTAAATGAGCTGTGAGAAAATCTGACTAAATCAAGCGCATATTCAGCTATAGATAAACACATGTTTATAACATGGCTGTTATGATCAATGCTTGAATTAAGTTTTAATAAATCAATATATGGTAGGTCACAGTTAAACTGTATATACGAACCATCTTGCTCTGATAATCGCTTATGTGACTCTTCATCAAATTGTCTTCCGCAATAAAAAATATACTTTCCGATCTCGATGGTTTCCTGAATGAAAATCTTCTCAATCGGCACAATAACTATGCACTCCATATTTTTGTTTTTACCCTCTAATTCAGCTAATTCTAGGTTAGAGCTTCTTGATTTAGCTAACTCTATTTCTACCCACTCAAAGCATATTGAGAAGTCTTCTAGAATTTCGATACTGCTTTTTTGATAACTATCCTTGGTATATTTAAATGTAATGCCATCTCCTTCAGGATAGGCACTGGCCCAATATCCCATATCTCTTAACTTTTTTAGAGATGTTGAGATATCGTCGACTTTATTAATAAAATCCTCTTTTCGCCATAAAACATTGCCAGTGTAGTTTTCGTACGGTGGTATTAAACGAGCTTTCATATAACTTCCTTATTATCCAAGAGGATGTGACTGAAATTTTTATCAGACTTATCTACAATAATATAAATTGACATGAAAAATCTACTCAACAATTAACCGTTATGATTTGCTTGCGACGACTAAAACATGCCGATGGGTCGCATCCGCTCCTGGCACATAGCAGTCCGAGAGACAGTGGCGTAAAGTCATGGAGGATCGGTGGGAGGAGGCGCTAATCCTTTCATACAAAAAATATGTAAAATCAATAACGGCTGTAAATCATTCAATACTCGCACTATCGGAAGTTCACCAGCCAGCCGCAGCACGTTCTTGCATACGACGAGCCTGCGGTTTCATTTATCTCCGACCGGAAACATCTTATACAGTGTCGATACACCAACATCATAGATGATCGCTACCTTCTGGCGAGGAATTCCTGCTGCAATTAATCGTCCGGCCTGCTCCCATTGTTCTGGTGTAAGTTTGGGGCGACGTCCACCAATTCGTCCCTGTGCGCGAGCAGCTTCCAGTCCAGCTTTTGTTCGTTCAACAATCAGTTCACGCTCCATTTCAGCCAGGGCACCCATCACATGAAAGAAAAAGCGCCCCATTGGGGTACTGGTATCAATTGAATCCGTCAGACTACGAAAGTTGATGCCTCGTTCGCGCAACTCCTCCACCAGCACGACAAGATGCCGCATACTGCGCCCCAGTCGGTCCAGTTTCCAGACCACCAGCGTGTCACCTGCCGATAATGTCCTGAGCAGCTTTTTCAGTCCTGGTCTGTCGGACTTTGTACCGCTTATCTTGTCTTCAAAAATCAGCTCACATCCTGCACAGTTCAGCGCATTACGTTGTAGATCGGTATTCTGGTCATTTGTTGATACACGTACATAGCCAATAAGCATGTTAAATCCCCCTGGTAAAAGCAGGAATGATGCCATTTGCTTGTTATTTCTTCATTTTCATAAACGTTGGTTTGGGAGAAGCGGCAAAACGAACTGTTGGAATACCTGATCAACAGATTTCAGCTATATCTCCATTTCGATCTGGCAAATACAACTTTCAGTTACTTAGTGGTGATATATACCCGAAGTTTGCGAAGGATGATCAAAGAGCGAAATCTCACGAATCTCGCGGTAAGTTTCCTCTTGCCTTGGCTGCCGGGGCAGTTATTGATAGAGGACGATTTTCAGAGAGTACACTAGCCGGTGCGCCGGCCAAGCACCGTAAGGCGGTTATCACAAAAGATACGTAAGACACAAAAGAAGAATCGGCACGAACTGGTATGTTTAGAACTACGTATACCCAAGGAAGGAGGCTTGATGAATCCACTTCCTTAGTGACTCTCATCAAATGACCTTCACTCCGTTAATGTGAGAAAATCTGATGTAGTGAATGGAGCGTGACCCGCCCATGAAATAGTGCATCTAAATGTATTTTCTGTACAATATATTGGATAACGCCGTATAGAGAAAAGACGAGTTTAATAGGAAAGCGGGGTACCCACCTGTCTATAAATACGTCCACGATCAGAGGGAATATATATCTACATCAACGAATCATCTAGGCGAGTATGTAGGTATCCGGGCATCTAACTCTTTAGACGCTAACAGTAGACCGATGGCGCCTCTTATAGTCGGCTGTTCTGTGGGGTTCAAATGCAATGAAATTTTGTGAGACCATCTCGGTAGGCACGTGTGTAGCTTCAAACCGCGGGATGGCAAAGTAATGAAAGGCCTACGCCACTGGCCGTTCAGTACAACCGCTATCCGGCGGTTAACGGGATTCTGTTACTGTGACGGCGTAAATTTGGTGCAAGACACTGAGAAATAAGACGGTTCCGGCGTAGGAGCGTTTAAAGCAGAGCTCCAATCTCAGTTGGATGAAACAGAGGGTACCCTCAGCCGGATTAAACAGTGACTGCAGCCGGGACTCAGCCGGACCTACTCCGGCACAATCATACTTAACACTGTCCGTGATCACTTTTACGCGATGCCAGTTACAGTTACGAGCTCCCCGGCGGACGGCAGTTGGCCTTTACGGCCAGTCGCCTAGGGCAGTCATTTTCTTGGCCCCCGCCATTATCATCCTGCACACGTTCCCACCGCTATTGTAGGCAAAATATATACAGGGCCTGTTCCTCACCTATCGGCAAATCATTAACCCAGTCACCGGGCTACTATTTACGGTTAAAGAGGAATTTGGTCGAGTTCCGACACCCATTGCTATCTGATCAGTCCTTGTAAATAAATTCTCCCTCGTATCACCGAGGTATTTATAGCCAGTTATGTTAACCATCTTCCTAGCAATCTGGGCTCTTTCCTATTCGGCGTTCTCCCATATATATCACTCACATTTCAGCTAGATGAACTAATGCATCAACAGGCCTCGTTCCAGCCAGTATTAAAGTGTTTTCTTAATTAATAACGTGTCAGTGATTGGCCCAGGCGCCCTAAGTCTGCTGATGCATAAAATCCTCCTATTTCCATATTTACTCTTCTATACATAGCCGCCCGGTCTGATACTTCTATTGATTCTTATCCCTTGGTTGCCACAAACGGAATAAGTTTCTAGGCCGGCGCTGCGGCTTGAGTACCCACTGAACATCAGCCTGTATCAACCCCTGCGCCGTCATCACATCCAATAATAAAATTACCTCTTGATTCAGTTGATTCCTTCCCAGGAAAATCCTTTGACAACTCTGGGTCATTTTGAGCACAAGATACCTCACAGTTGTATTTGCCAGAGCCTGATGCAGATATGTCTGGAATCCGATGATCAGGTGCTCCCACATTTCGTTTAGCCGCTTCTCCCAAACCAAGGTTTTCGAGAGCCGTTTTCACCGTGCCATCCGATTTGATATCGCCAAACGGATTCTTGCGGCTTAACAGCAGCGCACGAAGCGCGGTAAGCAACTGGTCGTGCCGCCCCTTCTCCAGGCTGGCACCGGATGCCTCCACAACGCTGCAAAGCTCCTCCTGCAACATGTCAAAGTAGTCATCATCCAGATCGGTGGCAGGCGTGCCGGTCTGGGGGTTACCACGGGTAAAACCGTTCTTACCCGCGCCGAACTTATCCTTCTGCGCGGTTTTCGTGTCTATACGATGCATGGATTACTCCGGATATTTAAAAATTACGTAGGTATGCGACGGGCAGAGTTTGTTAAGCACACACTCGACAACGGTGTCCCCCCAGATACGCAGTGCGGAATCACAGGGATCGCCACATGTCATCCAGGTGGTGTTGGTGGCGGCTGGCATGTTGACCTGCCAGTAATACCGCCATTCCGGCGCATTCACAGCGTCAGTGCAGGCTGATGAGCAGGTGAACGTGCTTTTGTCGTATCGCGTGATGGCGGCATCTGGTCTGCCCAGGGCAGCGAGCTGTGCAAGATAAAAATCCTCGTTGATGCCACCCGCCAGGTTAACCTTCGCATCCAGCCGTTGCTGACGCTGGCGAAGGGTCTGTGTCCCTGCGGGATTACATTCATCCGGCAGGCCGCACAGACGCTCCCAGCGATTTATCAGTTCGGTGGTGGTGCGCGGATCCAGCTCCCGCATCAGGGCATCCGCACGCTGATGAACGCGGGTTAATGACGGTGCCGCACCGGCAATCGCCGGATCGCTGGCTGACCACGCCGGACCGGGCGGCAGCAGCGCCGACAACAGACGGATGTAATCATCGTTTGTCACGTCCATGAAATCGTCCCCAGAACTGCCAGCTCATTTTTTGCAATGGAGATATTGTCTGCCGGTGCAAGCAACTGATGGCTGTATTCCCCGTTCGCACCGGAAATCGCTTCACTGATACGTGACACCTTCAGTTCTCCCTGCGGATAACCATCACGCAGCAGGAACGAACGCAACTCGGCGGTGATGGCAGCCCGTATTTCGGGTGTGTCCGGCGTCACGCGGATATGAAAATCCACAGTATGCGCCACCGGCCTGAACACATACAAATCAGAGCCTGCCACCGGGGCCAGTGGCTCAATGTGTTGTCTTGCCGCCGTTTCCGTTGATTCTTCCGGAATGGGATTAATCAGGTCACTGCTGGCAATCATCACACCGACAGTTCCCGTTCCCATCCAGTGACGGTATGTCCATGCGCGGGTAATGCCGGGCACTTCTTTAGCCCAGACGACATAGTCCCCGTCAGCCCCGCCCTGCGGCGTCCAGTAATACCGCTCAATGACGCGGGCGCGCCACGTTTCCAGATCTTCAGTATCGAATCCGCCAGTCAGGGTATCTGCCACACCGGAAGACGGCAGACCATTCACCGGCGTGACCAGGATTAATGCCGTACCGTCGTCAGCGTTACCGACCGCGCCTGCAGTTGAGCAGGCGATCGGCACGCGCAGGACTCCACCTGAGCTGGTTGCATCAGAAGTTGCCGTGTACTGAACCAGGTCATCGCGCTGAATAACACTCCCGGCGGTCACCTTCAGGCCATCGCTGACACCTTCCCAGCGCATATACCCGCTGGCAGTCGTGGCCCCCTTGCGCGGACACCGTTTCATCGCAGCATGTCGCGCCAGCCAGGACTCATCGCACAGGTCAGGCAGCATGTTCATTGCCAGATAATCGATGTAACCGTAAACCGTATGCAGCGCCGCCGCATACACCTTTGCCCGCACGTCTTCATCCATGCGCCGGAGCGTGTCGCTGACGTCCAGCCTGGCGAATAAATCGTTACGGAGCATACTGATATTTTCTGCCAGCGTCGGGCGCTGAAATTCACTGTCCGCCATGCGTTATCGCACTCCACAGATCATCAAAAGAAATCATTACCGGTCCGTCACGACGCCAGAGAGTGATACTGTTACCCAGTTCATTAATCCCGGTGCGGCGGATATCCAGATCAATACGGGACACCACGCCGTCATCAGTCATCCATTGCAGGCATTCGCGGATATATCCCCTTACCGTCTGCACCAGCTGATTGGTCAGTTTGCTGCGCTGAAGCAGCCACAGTCGGGAGCCGTAACGGTCATTCTGTACCGCAGGCCAGGTATCCCCCCACCATCCCATCGGGACGTCGGCATTGTCATCAGGCTCCGCCCGCCGCCAGGTGAACAGGGAAATCACCACGGCGCGGGTCAGCGGATCCAGCGGTGCGCTGGCGCAGGTGCGTTTACCGTTCACCGTCAGCCACAGTTCCATCATGCCTCCATCGCTTTATCAGGTTTGTCGGTGTTACTACCCTGACCGTTCTCTCTGTGACGATGCCCGTTATAGGCAAGCCGCATCGCTGACATGGTGGTGCCGCCGGAGTCGCACAGGTCTTTCACCTGTCCGGTCACTTCCAGATCCATTTCAAAACGTGCTTCAGGTGCATTGCGAAACGTGATCGTTTTCCCTGCACCGTCCACCACGATCCCCTCCCGGGTCAGCGTCACGGACTGCCCCTGATCGTCATAGACAGCCACCTCACCCGTCTGCAGCCCTTTCAGGCGGTAGCGCCGGTCCGACACCGTAACAACCACCGCATGAGAACGGTCGCCATCCGGAAACAACACCACCGCTTCCGCACCGCTGTTTGCCCTTGCGGTAAAACCGTAGGGTTCAAGATGTTCAACCCCGGCTTTGGGTTCACCGGCAATCAGGGACACATCCACGGTCTGACATTTCGTGGCGGCACTGATGCTTTTCACCACGGCCCGCCCAATCAGGCCGAGAAGTTGTCGCTGCATGGCTTCAATCGTCCTCATCAGAACGGGTCCTCCTGTACTCTGGCTTTTTTCTTTTTCCGCGCGCCGGGGGCTTCGGGTTCAGGCAGATAAGCATCAGGTGGGCCGACACGGATTTCCGTCAGGGTGCCATTCTGGTCCTGAGTAAACGTGACTTCCGAGACAAGCAGTTCGGTATTGTCGAAACCACAGACCGGATCGAAGACAATCACCCGCTGGTTGGGCTGCCACAGCGTACCGTTACCCTGTCGCCAGCCCTGCACCACATAGGTGGTTTCATCCGTCCGCGCCGCCCGTTGTCGGGCTTCAAAGTCAGCACGCGCAATACAGCCTGCCCCCGTAGCCTGCCCTGTCTGCCTGATATACATCGGACGGTAACGGGCAATAAATGCATCCTCTGTGCGGGCCCGCAGCGCGGTGGTGGTGGCCTCACCGAAATCATCGTCGTTTCCGGCACGCTGCCCCGCCACCTGGTAAACTGAAAACCGCTCCCGGATACTCTTCTCCGTATCACAGGAAAGGATGTTTTCCCCAAGTACCAGCGCGGTATGTGCCCGCGTTGAGCCAATACCACCAATCACCAGCCTGCCGTGCGGGTCGTCATAAGCCAGCGCCTGCTGCTGACCGAGTATTTTGTTGATCACTTCGATCACCGTTTCACCGTGATCAGGCTGGACATCCGGAATAACACCCGACGGCGCATCGCTGTTCACCACCTCAATGCCGAAAGGCGCAGCAAGCGCCTGCGCAATCTGTACCAGCGATCGTCCGTTAAACTGTGTCGGTTCGGCTGCACAGTCAATCAGGTCAGCAGTCAGACTACGTCCGGCAATACCGGTGCTGACCGAACGGGCATCGTAACGAACGGGGGTCGACTCCACCCAGCCGGTGATCACCAGCTCATCACCAATCAGCACTTCCACTTTTGAACCATTTTTAATGCGCGGCTGAAGCGTGGTGATACCCTCATCTCCCGGCCACTGGCGGGTGATCTCCACGCTGAAATCCCGCGCCAGCCGTTCAATACCGGCACCGATGCGCACCGATGTCCAGCCATTCCACTCTCGGCCATTTACCCGTAGCGTGACGTTATCGTTCATTGCACTGGCACCTTCAGAGGGATCACCGGCACAAAGCCGGGATGCGTAATGGCATTACGCCGGATAATGTCCGCGTCACGCGCCGCGTTATCAAACCAGGTCGCCGCCAGCACCAGCGCGGGTAAAACCTCATCCGGCGTGCGCTGAATGATCCGTGCAGACTGTTCAAGGCGCGTGTTGATATCCGCATTCAGATCTGCTTTCACCCGGCGCAGCGCCAGAAACAGCGCATCACTGGTTGTACGGGACAACTCCTTATCAGTTGCCGTATTCAGTGTGTCGCGAATGTCAGTCAGTTCTTCCCACGTCGGCAGGTCAACCGTGCTTTTCACCGCCGGAGCATTGTTCAGTGCCGGATGCGTGACGGAAGGCCAGCCAGTGCTCTGCGCGGGTGTTGTTGCCTGCCCCACTGCGGCATTCTGCATCACCGCGGAAGTTGTTGACTGCCCCACTGCGGCATTCTGCATCACCGCGGAAGTTGTTGGCGCAGGCAATCGGGTGACGGCATACGCCGCTTCGCTGATTGCGGTCGCACGAAGGGTGCTGGCAACCACGTTACGCTGCTGCGTCGCCGTGGCGGTGGTTTTACTGTCCGTTTTCCAGACGCCGCGCGGTTGCAGATCGCTGCCGAGGCTGACACCGGAAAGCGTTTTGATCATGGTGACCAGGTCGCTGGCGTTACCATAAAGGCGTTTCCCGGTACGCCACATTTTCTGCACCTGCTCAACGAAATTTTTGCCTGACGATGGCGGCGGCAGAAGTACCGAGATATCCCCCTGCAACAGCCTGGCGGCATCCGATACGGCAGAATCCACCACTTTCATCGCATCAGAAACATACCCCAGCATTGTGCCGGCATTACCGACGACGTCGTTCTGCACAAAATCCGCCACGCCATCGATACTGAAACCACTGAAGCTGTCACTGATGCAGTCATCCAGTGCAGAACAGGATGACATCAGCGTCTGCGCCGTCGCCGCACCTGAAGTGGGATAAGAGAGTTCTCCCGCTTCGACAAACTTCAGGTCAAAGCGGACAATACGCCCTTCACTCTTCGATGTGCTGACCCGAACTTCCCCGTCAACACAGACTTTCAGCTCACCGTAAGTCGGATGGACAAGCGTGCCGGGACCGGGTTTATTCAGCGCGTCAATCAGGCGATCGCGCTGGTCAAAGCAGTCATCTCCCACCACATAAGCCGTGATGGACGGGCGGAAAGTGACTTTTCCCAGATCTTCGGTATAGGGTTTGTCGCGGTTCGGATATTCGTGTGTTTCCACACGACGGCCGGTTCCCGCACTTTCTTCTTCAACCTTAAACGGCACACCTCGAAATGACGCATCCTGAAGCCTGTCTTTCCACGTCATATACACTCCGAAAATAAAAAAGCCACCTATTAGAAGGTGGCCTTGTAATGAATTTTATTAATTAGCGAGTCAGAAACAACGAATCTTTATACTTTTGCTGTTGTTCATTTAAATACTTAGCTGTTTCATCGCTGGCAAATGGAAATATTACCGTATTTTTAGGCATGGTAATTTCTTTTTTGTCCAGCGTCAGAGTAAACATAGGAACATACTGAGCAGAGTAACGCACCGCAGAAACGAGCTCTAGTTTAGACTCTTCAATAACACTTAAATTATCCAGGCTAACTTTCTCTTCATCTTTTTTCTTTGACGCATTTAAAGTTTTTATTACTTTATTTAATTTCTCCTGAAAATCCTCCTTAAAGTTTTCAGGATTGCCGTCGACAACAAGAATCTGTTCGCCCTGATTATCTGGAAAAATAATCTTTGCACTTATCAATTTATTTTCTTTATAAACATCACCAAGTTTTATGGCTCCTCCAGATAACTGAATAATATGTTCATCTTTAAAGGAGATGTTGCCAGAGATTATGAGAGATGAAAAAATAGCCGCTGCTCCAAGAATTACACTTGCTGTGATATAGCCTTTCATTTTTCGCCTATTAACATTTTTCTAAATGTGCATTAATTCTATCACTCTATTTATGACTTACAACCAGCAATACATGTGAGGGGAATCCTGGCTACCAAAATCGGGTATAGCCAACATCGTGATTTATATCAATGCCACTGGAGCGTGTTTCCGTAACCCGCATACCTGGTGGCATATTTATAAATGATACCTTGATCTCACCATCAACTTTTGGCGCGGTAGCTTTATTAATCATGAAGGGATTCGAGCCTGTGGCATCGGAGGCGTTGTTTGACTGAGCCGGATCTACCGCCGGATAAGGTGTGTATCCCCGCGCCGGTATTCCCGTCCCATAAGCATCATAAGCACCCGCGCCCCACTGCGCCGAGTTAATGGCATCGACCGTGTCACCGGAGGCGTTGTTTGACTGCGCCGGATAAGGAGTGTATCCCCGTGGCGGTATTCCCGTCCCATAAGCATCATAAGCACCCGCGCCCCACTGCGCAGAGTTAATGGCATCGACCGTGTCACCGGAACTGTCGGTAAACCACTCAATAATTGGCTTCAGCTTGTCCCACATATCCTGAAACCACTTAACAACCGGCCCCCAGTTATTGATCACCATCCCCAGCGGCGACCAGGCAAAAACTTTCTTAAGGAGTTCCCAGCCAGCCTCAAAATAAGGACTAATGGTTTCCCAGAGCTTCTTGAAATAAGGTCCGACAACATCCCAGTTGGTGATAATTAATCCCGCAGCCAGGGCTATCGCCGTCGCAATCATGCCAATCGGCGTCATCGACATGATCCTGCTGACAATGCTGATGGCACTGCCCACGCCCATCAATCCCAGTTTCAGAATCGCAAGACCGGCAGCAAGCCCGACGACGCCGCGAATAACCCGGGGATTTTCATCCGCAAACTTCGTGAATTTCTCCCCCAACTCCCCCAGCCACTGCGTGATGTTCTTAGCGTCACCAGAAAATGCGCCGCCAATAGCCGCAAGGCCGTTAGTTGCGGTCCCCGTCATTGCCTCCCACAGGTTGGACAGCGTACCAAGCTGAGCCTGAACACGTTTATTCAGGCTGGCCTGTTTATTCATCTTCTGCTGGATCTGATCGTAGCCATCCTTTCCTTTATCGATCAGCGCATTGACCACCTGAAGGGTTTCGGCATCATCACCAAATATTGCCTTAAGTACACCGGTTCGCTTAACGTCGGTCAGTTTTCGCAGCTTTGCCAGTTGCCTGAACATGTTATCAAGACCACCAAAACTCCCTTTGCCATCAGTAAAATCGAGCTGTACTCCGAGTTTCTGGCGGGCCATGATTTTATTGACGTCCCTGATTTTCTTAACGCTTAATCCGGACTGGATAACTTTTCGCAGGGCATTACCTGCCGACTCCCCGTTCATCCCCATCTGATCCATCATGACACTGATGGGGGCAAGACTCTGTGCAGCCTGAAGACCGTCCTTATTCACCATCTTCAGAACAGAGCTGGTTTTAGTGAAGAATGACAGCATGTTGGTGTCGTCAACGCCCAGATAAAACGCCTTCTGAATTGTGTCGAACAGCCCCATCATGTCTTCTGAGGCCGTTCCGGTAGCATCCTGCATCTTTGCGGCAAACTCGGCAGCCGCTTCCGGTGTTTTTTTCAGTTGTACCGCAAGATAAGCTGTCGCTTTACCCACACCACCCAGAATGTTTTCTGCCGGGATCCCCTGACGCACCAGCATCTGCATCATGTTCTGGAAATCAGCCGTTGTACCGGGTAGCTGGTTACCCAGGCCAATAGCCAGTTTATTGATGTCCTGAAAGCTCTTTCCAACCTCGCCGTTCGCATCCATCATGGCGACTTTCAGCCCGGTAGCGGCGTTTTCCTGATCGGCATAAGATTTCAGGGAAAGCGTCAGCCCCGCTGCCAGTCCGCCACCAAGCGCCAGCCCACCCTGTGACGCTTCTTCCGCCTGGCGTTTAAATCCCCGGATTTTCTTTTGCATTTTCGACAGCGCGGGAGAAAGCCTGTCGACACCGGTGATCAACGCCTTAAGCTCAAATTCAGCCATGTGTGCGTTTCTCCTGCTCTATCCTGTTTGCCTGACTGACCAGCAAGGGAATTTCACTGATCGGCATATTCAGCAATTCGAAGGGATTAATGCGCCAGTAGCTGGCGCAGTCAAAGAAGCGATCAGTGAGGTATTCAGCCGTCAGGCCTGGAGGAAAAAACCAGCCACAAGCCACGCCGCTGCATTCAGGTCTGCCGGAGACATCTGGTCGACAGAGCTTTGCGGCACTTTCGCCAGCCGCACAATGTATTTCGACACCACATGCGCCAGAAGTCTGACGGACTCATCCTGATTCATCTGGTAGGGATACCCCAGCTCGCGGACATCCTTCCCGGTGGGTTCATCAAACTCCAGTACGGAGAGTGTCTCACCATGAGCGATAATCGGTTTCTTTAACTCAAGCTCTTTCATTACTGGTAATCCCCTTCTTCACCGTGGAACTCAAGATCAACCGTGCCTTCTTCGGCATTATGGTTCGCTTCTCCGTGCAGCCAGGCGGACGACAATACATAGACCTGACCGTTCGCCAGCTCGGCAGTGATGGTCATCTCATCAGACGAGGTGATTTTGCTCACCGGAAAATTCTTCGGCACCTTGAAGGTCCCTTTGACATAAGGCGCACGGTGAGTTTCCTTGCGGTCCACTGAGCCGTCCAGGCCGATGATGTCATCATTGACCGTCCTGTTCATGGGCACCTCAATGCCGCCGGTCAGCGATAGCTGCTGACCGTCAATTTTGAAATAACAGGTTCCCCCGATACGGGCCATTATGCAGACTCCTCTGAATACTGAAGACGGAACTGGTTAACCACGGCAAAAACACGCAACTGGTTAACATAGTCAGGCGGGAACAGCGTGTTCAGGCGGTTCGGATCGCTGGCATCACGCTCAACAACCAGGTACTGCTTAAACAGTTCGTAGTTTTCTACGATCCCCGCACGCTCAAGCTGACGGTAGGTTGCCAGCAGTTCCCCTTTGATTACCGCCGGGGTGACAATCGCCTGACCGGGACCAAAGCGGGTACCGTCGCTGGCAAGCTTGTGACGCCCGTACTTACTGGTAATGACGGATTTCAGTTTGCGCAGTACATACGCACTGGTATGCAGCGTCTCGCTGTCGAGGTAGCTGTTATCCGCAACCCCGTAAGCATTTTTCCTGTACGTGGTGACATCACGCTGAATGCGCAGCCCCCCGCTTTCGACATACGCCGTTGCCACGCCATGAGACAGCAGGGTCTGCTGCTCGGTCATCGTGAACCGTTTCCCCTTCGGCGCAGGCAGCATACCCACCAGCTCACCGGTCTGCGTGGGACGTGCCGGATCGTTGCGGATAAACACCGCTGCGCGGGCGGTACGGCTTGCCGCCAGCTCGTCGGCAGGCGTCTGGGTCTCTTTTTCGTACCCCGCCAGGGTGATGTGCTGCTGGTTAAACTGGTCACCTGCGTTCACCAGTTCTGACAGTGTGCCGGTCTTTGCCGTATACACATGACCATACAGCTGACGCGCATAGCTCCAGCGACCGCTGGTATCGTTCATCTCGGTCACCAGCGTGTTAACGGAGGCCGTGTCGTTGAACGGCAGACCGATATAATCAAACGGCTCATCCGCCATTGCAGCCACCGCGCCGGTGAGAACCGGAGCGCCCGTTCCGGCGGTCCCCGTCGCCACGGCAATCTGTACGCCCGCTGGCAGCACTTCACCCCCACCGAAGCCGTAGTAATTGAGGCTGACAGGAATTTCATTCCCGCAAAGCCCCTTATGACGCGCGGTCAGCGTGACAACACCAGCCGAAGATGAAGCTGTAAACGGCAGAGTCGGAACGGCATTGATGGCATCCTGGATACTGCTGGCAATCGTCGTGACGTTATCGCCGTTGGTCACCGGAGCCTGCACGCGGGTACGTCCCACATAGACATTCACCGTGCCGCTTTCGGTTGCTTCCCCGGTCACCGTCAGCGTAACCGTTGCCGCCGCGCCTGTGGCTTCCGGAACGGCAATCACATACAGCTCGCCAAACGGGTCAGTCTGGCGATAAGCCTCGACCATACGCGCCAGCTGACTTCCCGCACCACAAATCTGGCGTGCATAGTCTGCCGACGGCATCAGCACCAG